GGGGCAATTAAGTTTTGACGGAGAGGATTGGTGAAGAGCGATGATTGAAAAAGAATTAAAAATCCGTGATTTTTGCGGTGACTATGCTTTGGATATACCGTTCGCAGACGGTAGTGTAAACACGATATACTTTAATTCAAAACGAAATGCCGAAACAGTTAAGCATATTATCGAAGTTGACGGTAGTAAACCCAATCATGCTACGGTGTGTGAAATGGAAGAAATCAGGCACGGAAAGTGGGAACACGACAGTGGGGGTGTCGGCTATATAAATTATTTATGTTCTGAGTGTAAAAATTTTTTCACTTTTTACGAGGGCTTTGATTTGTATCCATATTGCCCTTATTGCGGTGCAAAAATGGATAAGAAGGAGGAAAACAATGCCTAAACTGAAAATTAAGCCTTGTCCGTTCTGCGGAAGCAAGGTAACAGTTGAGAATATAGGCGCTGATGAGGAGGCGTATATGTTTGAGTGTACTAATGATGATTGTGCCTCGGCTACCTGTTTTGGTGATTACAGCACCGACAGAGCAACTGCTATCAAAAATTGGAATAAGCGTGTTGCACAGTGTATCACGAATGCAAAAATCGGCACTTGTACGATCAATATAGATTTGAGGTGATTAAATGAACGACAAAATCCTTATCAACCCTAAAACAAATCAGGAGTACAGAGATGTACCGCCGACCGTGGCGGCTGAATATCTCGGAGTTGCTCTCAATTATGTTTATGAGGGCCTAAAAAAACAAACCCTGCCTATCGGTTCAGCCGTACAGAGCGACAAAGGGCGTTGGAGCTACAACATACCGATTGACCGGCTCAAGACTTACGCAAGCGGTGCAGATATATCCTTACTGACTACACTGCTCAACAAATTGATCGGCAGCGGAAATACAATCAACGAAAGGACGGCGTAAAAATGATAAATTCGCCGTGCTACGGCTGTCAGACACGGACAACAAGATGTCATACAGATTGTGAAAAATACCTCGAGTACAAATCAAAATGTGACAATCGCCGAGCCGAACGCTCTAAGAATTATGACTTTTTTAATTACATCAGTCATAAAATCAACATCCATACGAGATGTCGCAAATCAAATAAATGAAAGAATAGGTGAATATATGGAAATCATTGCAAATAACCGTGCAAATAACCGTGAACATATCGCTTTTAAAGACTTGAAAAAAGGCGATATTTTTGTATTAGCCTCAGATGGCAAATGGTACATAAAAAACAACGATTTTTATGCAGTACGACTTACAGACGGCGAAACCGTTGAGCCGAGTTTCTCACTTTTACTTTGCAAAGTCAAAGATTGCGTGCTCGTAGAAAGAGAAATCTATACAGCATTAGCTGAAAAGGAGCGTGTATAACAAATGTGGCATTTAAGAAACTACGAAACCAAAAGGTCGCTCAGAAAAAAGTACAAGCACTGTAAAGAACAGCTTGAATATACCCGAAAGAGCCTCAGCACTAAAAACGATGAACTCGAAACAGCACACAGCGACATTGACTTTTTTAAGGTCAGAATCATCAAGGTACTAAATGAAGTTAATAAACTTTGTGAGGGTAACAATCTGTTTTTACCGCCTGAGATTGAACGCATACAGGTTGAGCTTGCGGTCACAGATGTGATTGACGTTAAAGAAACCTCCAAAGGCTTTATTTGCGTAGCGGTTGAGGAGTGCAACCGATGAATTTTACAGGCAAAGAAAAAGACCGTTGATTGCTTGCACTACAATCAACGGTCGGCAAATAACACAAGGCTATCTGCGTACAAATACAGTCCAACGTTATTATATCAGATAACCTTGCAAAAATCAAGGAGATTATATAAATGAATAAAAAATCTAAATTACAAATGATACCGACTGACAAACTGCACCCGCACCCCGACAATCCAAGAAAGGTTATCGGCGATGTTTCAGAACTTGCAGAATCTATCAAAGCAAACGGTATCTTGCAGAATTTGACCGTAGTGCCAAACGATGATAACTGGGATGATTTTACCGTTATCATCGGGCATCGCAGGCTTGCAGCGGCAAAGCAGGCAGGATTGACTGAACTGCCGTGCGCTGTTGTTGAGATGACTGAAAAGGAACAGTTATCTACAATGTTGACCGAAAATATGCAGCGGTCAGACTTAACCGTATATGAAGAAGCAAAGGGCTGTCAGCTCTTGCTCGACCTCGGAGATACGGTTGCAGAGGTTGCCGAAAAAACAGGATTTTCAGAAAGCAAAATCAGACGGAGAGTCAAACTCTGTGAACTTGACGAGGAATCCTTCAAAGAAAGCCAGCTAAGACAACCGACCTTGCAGGATTATGAAAAGCTCAACAAAATTGAAGATATAGAAGAACGCAATGCGTTATTAAAAACTATCGGCACAAATAACTTTAACAGCGCAATTTATGCCGCAGAAGCAAAACAGGAGCGCAAACATACTCGTGATGAAATCAAGAAAGTATGTAGCGATAAAGGATTACTTGAATGCGAAACGAGCGGTGCACCGAAAGGATATAAATACGAGGGATATCACAACCTCTCAACGCTTAAAGATAAATCTTTTGATGACGGCAAAAAGCGTATGTACTATATGTCGGCGTACAGCAATGATATTAGCGTTTATGTTGAAATTACCAAAGACGATAAAATAAAAGCCGACGAAGAATCTGCCAAAAGAGAATCCGAAAGGCAGACACTCAAAGAACTGCGGGAACGAGGAAACGAAATTGACGATCGCTGTGAAGCTCTTAGAGAGGGCTTTATGCTTGACGCAAATTTTAATGATAGTGACAGTAAACGAAATTTGATTGCATACATAATGTATGCAATGTCTGCAAACAGCGGATACGATGATGCTGCTCTTCTTAAAATTGCCGGACTTAAATACGATGAAGGCGAATGTATAAACCTTGACGATTGTCTTGCAGACACAGGTAAAACGCTTATGGCTATGGCCTATGCGTTTTTCAGCGGCTTTCACGATAGTAGCTATATTGATTTTTCATATTATGAGGGTGTTACTCGTAACATCAACCCCGAACTCAACAGATTTTATAATCTGCTATGTAAACTCGGCTATGTGATGAGTGACGAGGAGATACAGCTCCGTGACGGCACACATCCGATTTTTACCGCCGGCAAAACAAACTAAATAAGTTAAATAAGTTAATCACACAACTGCACTTGTGAGATTATATAAATCTCATTTAATACCTTCTTTCTTTAATTGTATTTTCGGGTAGGTGCAGATGCTCTGCTTTTAAAAAATAAGAAAATGGAATTACTTGAATTTAAAAACAAAATTTTTGAATTGCTCAATGTCACCGAAACATCGGAAATCGGAAACGCTTTACTTGATGTTGTTTTAAAGCCAAATTTTTATATTTTTGATGAGTATAAAAAACTCGATGACGGTTCAAAAGACTGGTTACAAGCTTTATGGCAATACTACGAAGCCGACAGAACAGAAAAGAAGCAGGATTATACTCCAAAAAGTCTTTGTAAATTAGTCTCTGCTTTAGCCGGTAATTGTGAAACGGTTTACGATTGTTGTGGCGGTAGCGGAGCTTTGACGGTACAAATGCTAAAAGATAGCAAAGTAAAATTTGTTTGTATTGAAGAACTGGACGAAAAGGTTATACCGTTTTTACTTTTTAATCTATGCTTGCATAATGTAAACGGCTATGTTTTAAATGGCGATGTATTGACGCACAAGTTTTTAAAGATATACAAACTTTCAGCAGAGGACAAATATAGTAAAGTGGACGAATTATCAAGCAACGAACAAATCAATCTGCATTGTGATGTTGCAGTAAGTAATCCGCCTTACAACATCAAATGGCAACCGCCGTTACCGCTTGAAAATGACATTAGATTTCCCGTTATTCCACCCGCAAGTAATGCGAATTATGCTTTTGTTTTTAATTGCATTGCGAAAGCAAACAAGGCAGTCTTGATTCTGCCAATGGGCGCGTTGACGCAACGCAACGAATATGATATACGAAAATATTTGGTCGATAATGATTTGATTGAGTCAATAATTACTTTACCAAATAATATGTTTGAATGTACAAGTATATCAACCTGCATAATGGTTTTAAACAAAAACAAAGCAAACAAAGGCAAAGTGAATCTGATACATAGCATTCAAAACTTTGTCGTTGAAGAGCGAGAACAAAATGGACAGTTTGGCGGTAAAAGCCACACAAACAGAACTTACAAAAAGAAATATAATGTTTTGTCCGATGAAAATATAAATAAAATCATTCAGGTTATCGAAAACCTAACAGAAGTGAATAAATTTTCTTTGATAAAATCAAACACAGAGATAGCGGAAAAGAAATATATGCTCGCCCCAAGCAGGTTTTTTGATGTTAACATTGAAGATTTTGAAGATAACAAACATCGTGATTTTCAGGAAATTGCCGATAATATCAATTATATTACCAAAATGCAAAACGCTTGTAAGTTAGTTATCAACGAAACAATTGCCCGAAAATTAGGCTTTGATGTTCAGCTTTATAAAAATGAGTTCAAAAATTCAAATCAACTTGCAGATGAACAGTCTGAATTGTTAGGCGTTAAGATTGAAAGGTCTGATTATATCCAATTCACAAAAAATAAAAATGAATTTATGTTTAAGTGCAACGACAAAGAATTTTTGCCGGATATTTTCATTCATTTTTTGAGAATATGGAAAAACCAAATCTCTTTGCTCAATACGATGCAAAATCAGTATTTATCAGAACTCAGGGATGCAGAACTCCCTGAATTGATGTCTGGCAAAATCTCATTAGACGATAAAGGAGAAGGACAATGAAAATAAAAAAAGCATTCGACATATGCAAGAAAAATAAAATTATTTCCATTTTCGGCAACGAAAAAGGCGAGCAATGGCTGTCAGACGGCTATGCGGTCTATCCTATTTTCGGCTTGCCGGAACTCAATGAAGATTACATATGCAAACTCTATGACATCAACGATGCGCAGAGAGATAAGATTAGATTTACAATCAGTCAAACCAAGCCGTTGATTGATGTTGAGGATTGTTCGGCGGATGAAACACCGGCTGAAATGTGGGATATAAGCATTATATACGACGGTAAAGTAATGCTCCCGATTAGCACCGCAGAGGGCTTAATGTTTATTGACAGAGTATATCTTAATCCTTTTGTGGATATGCCAAACGAAACAATGGCACTTGCACTGCGTAAGGACTTCAAAGGTACTCCCTATTTTGCCGTTAAATTCGGAATGATTGCATACGGCTTTATATGTGCTTATGAAATTGTTGATGAAGATTTTGTGAGACAATTGAAATCATTATACATTGAAAGCGATATGATTTTGAAAAATGAGAAAGGATGACCTGCCGATGAAGCAGTATGAAGCTGACCAACAGCGGAAGTTATTTCAGTGGACGACCTTCATCCGGGCAAAGTATCCTGAAATTGATTTGATGTTCCACATTCCGAACGGTGGGAGTAGGAATAAGCTCGAAGCGGCCAACCTTAAAAAGCAAGGGGTAAAGGCAGGTGTGCCGGATTTGTTTTTACCGGTCAGCCGTGGAGGTTATCACGGCTTGTTTATTGAACTTAAGTACGGCAAAAATAAGCCGACCAAAAAACAAACCGAATGGCTTAAAAGCCTTAATGAACAAGGCTACGCTGTCGCTGTATGTTATGGTTGCAACGAGGCAAGCGAAAAAATATTAAAGTATTTGAAATTAGGTGAAATAAATGAGTGAAGAAAAAGAGAAACGAGGTCGCAAGAAGAAACTCGACCGAATAGACAGAATGTGTCTTTACTGTGCCGATTACAATGCAAAGCACGGCACAAACTACAGCTACGGAGAATTTGTAGCGCAAATCGCCGCAAGAAAAATTAAACCGCTCGGTTTGTACGATTACGCAAATTAGGAGGAAAAGAAAATGATTGAGGAGAGTGATTTGGTTGAGTCAGAGAAAATCGATTTCAAAAGCAACAAGGCTTAAAGTTTACGAGAAGTACGGCGGCCGCTGTGCGTACTGCGGTTGTACACTCGAATTAAAGGACATGCAGGTTGACCATATACAGAGCGTGTACTGGTACAATGGTGCGAATGACATCGAAAATTATAATCCTGCTTGCAGAATGTGCAATTTTTATAAGTCAACAAGGACAGTCGAAGATTTAAAAAAAGAATTGGGTAAGTTGCTTTCGAGGCTCAAAAAAGTCTTTATTTTTCGATTAGCTGTAAAGTACGGATTGATTCAAAAGACGGACAATCCAATTGAATTTTACTTTGAAAAGCAAAATAAAACAGGTAAGGAGAGTGAAAAATGATGAGAGAAATATTATTCAGAGGAAAATTCGGAAACGAATGGAAGTACGGACTTTTAAGTGTTGAACCCAAAGGCTTGGTAATCAAAGAGCCATACAAGAACGAAAGCTCAAATGTGTGGCATATTGACGCTGACACAGTCGGACAGTACACAGGCTTGACTGACAAGAACGGCACAAAGATTTTCGAGGGAGATATCATTGATTTTCTTTACCGCTCGGGTTATGACGACTATGGAATCGTTCAGTATGATGCCGATGAAACTGAATTTGGATTTGTGTATAATTCAATCTACGAGGGATTAGGCAGACACTATCAATCAAAAGATATTGAAGTTATCGGAAATATCTATGACAATCCCGAACTGCTGAAAGGGGAAAACAATGACTAACTTTGAAAAAATCAAATCAATGAGCAAAGAGCAGATGACACATTTTGTGCTTGATGCATTAAATAACAATGTTTGCGATTATTGCAAAGATTGCGATACTTCTTGTCTTGAAAATGAAGATTGTCTTGAAAATAAAGAAATTATAAAAAAATGGCTTGAAAGTGAGACAAGCAACAATGGCTGAATCCAAAAAAACAGTTGTAGCGGAAATACAGGACAAGCCGACAGCACCGGCAGAAACATTGTCGGAACTCGACAAACTTGTGATAGGTTTCATCGACGGTGACCTTGATGTGACTACGCTCAATAGCTTGGATATGTTAAATCGTTGGTTAGTGTTGTCAATGTCAGCCATATACAGCTGCACAAAGATAGGCTTGCTATCAGCCAAGTCTTGTGTCAAGGCCAAATACAAGCTCCTACAAGAGTATCGCAGGTTTAGGACTGACACTTTTTTCGCAAACAAGGAACACATCGAATGGATAAAAAGGACGAAAGAAACTTCTTGCAAATTAACGGAGTTGTCAAAGGCGATTGCCGAACACGATACTAATGTATTGCAAATCGCCTTACAGATAATTGACCTACTCACAAAGCACGATGTTTATAATCAACTTTTTATTCTGTCTGATACATCGGATACATACAAGGAAAAATGTTTAAAAACACTAACCGAAAATGATACAGCGTTTTTGGGCGAGTTCGGCAACATACCATTTGTGGATTTGCTCTTTAAATTTTACAAGTCAACGGAAGAAACGAGAGCAACTGAAGTCTTTAAGGAATTGGATGCCGACAACATCAGAACTGTAGCTTGTCACGTGCCGGTTAAATCTGACAATTGTCAGGGTATCGCAAAAAGCTATAAAGAATACTTTGGCATTTAATAAGGCAATATTCTTGCCGGCTGCAAAATCTTAAAGGAAATTCAAATCAAGTTAATCCTATATTAAAAAAGTAATCAAAGCGACGACTTCCGTTTTGATTAAGCTGTTACAAAAGAATGCACCAAAAATCAAACACACAATTGCAGCGGCAAGGTTGCACAGAGCAGTAGTTCGGTGGTCAGACGGACTACTGCATATTTATATCATCTGACTTTTTTAATACGATAACAGAATAATAAATAGTCACAAAAAAGGAGTTGAGATACTCCTTTAATAGCCTGCTCAAGGAATTAATTAAGTGACCGTTTTAGCTTTTACATATATAATAAAGGTTTAACTATGTTTACATACAAGTGTGAAATTAAATCAGGTCCTTTGCTCGAGGTCAAATATTATAAATCATTTCGCAGACGGAATAAAAAAAATCTCGCTCGACAAATCAATCAATCAAAATCAAGTGAGAAGCAAACAAAAGCAAACCGCATTAGAGGAGAACAGCACACGCAACGACTTATCCTCTGCAACTTTTCTGAGGGTGACTGGTTTGCAAGACTTTCTGCGCCTTATAAAGAATTTACCGAAGCTGAGTTTGAAAAAGTTGTGTCGAATTTTTTTAAGCGAGTGAAACGCAGGACAGATAAGAAACAAATCAAGTTTAAATACATCGGTTATTGTGAGTGTGGCAAGCTCGGGAAAAATTGGCATCTGCACATCGTGATTGAAGATTGCGTGCGTGAAATATTAACGGAATGTTGGCCGTGGAAAAACGGAATAAATTTCACTCCGCTCTACCAAGACGGAAATTATGCTGACCTTGCAAAATACATACGCAAAGATGTCAATGGTAAGAAGCGCTTGAAAACATCTCGCAATCTCAATAAGCCTGAGGTCAAAGTTGTTGAAGGGAAAAAACGAGAATACAGAAAACTCGAACGAGGTGAGGCTTTGCCTTGTCCCGAAGGATATTATTTTTATCGTGACGAAATGTGGATAAACGACTTCACGGGTGCGTCTTTTCATTTTACTTACTTGGCCAATAGCCATAAACACAAGAAAATCGGAGGTGCAAGGATTTGAGAGATACAACAAGAGATTATACAATTGCACAGTTTAGACTTTATGCCTCTCTTGGATTTCCAAGCAAAGCACAGGTTGTAGCTGACAAGACAATGCACCGAGCATTACAACTTGACCTGCTTGCTGTGGCAGACACACTTAATGCCTTGACCAATAGCGGTAAAGACTACATCTGTCAAGCTGTCAGCGCTGTTTACTTTGTTGCACCAACAAAACCGTTGCACAAAGGTGAAATAAATTTGAGAGTGACCAAGTTTGCTGTCAATAACTATACAGACGAACGCACGGTGTTTAGATGGCTCAAAGAAGCACGATTGCTTTGCGCAAAACTTCGTGGGCTTAACATTTGTACATATTGCACAAAGAAAGATGTCAGTAGAAGCGATTAAACCTGTTGTAAAATTAAATTGTAATGATAAAACGAAAAGTAACTACGGACTGGATCGTCCGCCAAATCCGTGAGGGCAAGGCATATAGATTCTATTTAACAGCCGATTGGCGAAAAGTTCGAGATGCAAAAAAAGCGAAAGAACATTACGAATGCGAACGCTGTCGTGCTGTGGGTAAGTATAGCCCTTGTGAAGCCGTGCATCACAAACTGCATCTCAAAGTAAGACCTGACCTTGCTCTTGATATCAACAACCTCGAATGTCTTTGCAAGGACTGTCATTACAAAGAACATCACAAGTACGAACCAAAAAAATTAAAAGATGAGTTTGCTGAGCGGTGGTGAGCGAAAAAAAGCATACCCCCGGGTAAAAAATCGAAAAATTCTGAGGTCAATGGATAACGGTGTAAAGGCACGACAGTTTGGTCTCGCGCACGCACACGAGAAATTTTTGAGAGAGGAGTAGTATAAATGGCACAAATTAAAATTGCAGAAATCAAAGACAGCTTAATTGAGCAACTGACTTTGAAGGGGGCAAACATTGAAGTCTATAGAGATTTAATTGACAGCTATATTTTTTGCACGAAGCTTGAGCGTAAAATGCAGGCGGACATCCGCCAAAACGGCTTAACATACAAAGCTATCAGTGCCACAGGCAAAGAGTATATGAAGGACAACCCATCGGTAAAAAATGCAGTAATGTACAACAAACAGCGCTTAGCAATTCTCTCGCAAATGGGGCTGTCCATTGACAAAGTCGAGAGTGATTCGGATGACGAACTGTAAAGTCATAGACGACTACATCAATCTTGTTAAAAACGGTAAATATCGTGTCTGTCGCGAGCAAATTCAACTAATAAAGTTTGTCGAAAATGTCTTTGAAAACGAAGAAATTTACGTCGATGAAGAACAGCTTGAAAAGTATTTAGCTTTGCAGAAATATTTTCCTTATGAACTTTTTGAATGGGAAAAGTTTTGTTTTGCGTTGCATAATTGCACATACTCAGCTCCCGGTGTTTTAAGGTTTCCCGACCTTGCACTTATCGTCGGAAGAGGCACAGGCAAAAACGGCTATTTAGCTTTTGAGGATTTCGCACTTTTAACACCAGTGAACGGTATTAGAAATTACGATATTGACATTTGTGCAACATCGGAAGATCAGGCGACTATTACTTTTAACGATATTTATAATGTCCTTGAAAATAACAAAGCTAAAATGCAAAAACACTTCAAGTGGACGAAAACACGAATTGTGAATGTAAAGACAAACTCTGTTTTGAGATATCGGACATCTAACAGTAGCACAAAAGACGGCGGTAGACCGGGCAAGGTCGATTTTGATGAAAAACACGCATATGAAAATTACAAGCTTATTGAAGTGTTTGTCACCGGCTTAGGAAAAAAGCCGATGCCAAGAACGACGACCACAACGACTATGGGAAATGTTCGAGACGGTCCGCTTGACCAAGAGTTTGCGAGAGGCCTTGAAGTTTTGAACGGTGATGCACCTGACAATGGCACACTTTATTTCATTTGTCGCTTGAATGACGATAAAGAGGTACACGACGAACAAAACTGGTACAAAGCAAATCCAAGCTTGCAGTATTTTCCAAACTTGCTTCGAGAGCTTCGGAAGGAATATGAAAATTGGAAAATTGATCCGAATAGCAACACCGCTTTTATGACGAAAAGAATGAACCGCCCTCAGGGAACAGAAGCGAATCCTGTAACCTCGTGGGAAAATATCAAAGCTACAAACAGGCCTCTCCCCGACCTTGAAGGTAAGCCGTGTGTGTTTGGTATTGATTACACAAAAACTACTGACTTTTTGGGTATAGGTTTGATTTTTTTAATTAACGGTGAAATTGTATGGAAGCCGTTTTCGTGGTATTGTTCGCAATCGGCGGATTTGGGCAGGATTAATTTTCCATATACTCAGCAACCTGACTTAAAAAGAGTGGACGGGGCGGAAATACCTCCCAAAATTGTAGCTGGTTGGTTGAGAGAACAGAAAGAACATTACAACATTGTCGGCGGAGCGTTAGATAGCTACCGCTATACATTACTCAAAGAGCCGTTAATGCAGTTAGGTTTTGAATGTGACTGTAAAGGCAGAAATAACCTTAAACTCGTCAGACCGTCAGACAAAATGCTTGTTGCTCCTCTGATTGCCTCTGATTTTGCAAATCACCGCATTGTTTGGGGCGATTCGGCGTTAATGCGTTGGTACACAAACAACACTTCTGCCGTTGAGGATAAAAACGGCAATATTATCTACGGTAAAATCGAACCGAAATCAAGAAAAACAGACGGATTTATGGCATTTGTCGCCGCATATACACAGCTTGATTTGCTGAAACAAAATCAGCCGATTACGGTTGATGAAATTGAGAATTGCTTTAACGCAATTGTATTTTAAAGGCAGGTGAAAAAATGAATGAAAGTAATAAACTGGGTAAAAAATCTCTTTAAAAAAGATGCCGTCGCAGCGGAATTTAACGAGGACGGCTCGACAGTTGATGAACAGAGGTTTCACCTGACTGAACTTGCTCTATTTACGGCGATTGATTTTATTGCTCGAAGTTTGGGAAAGTGCGAATTTGTTACCGTAAGCAATAACCGAGAAAGTCGCAAAGCTGAATACTATCTGTGGAACTATGCACCTAACAAACATCAAACAAAAATTGAGTTTTTTACGCAGGCTGTGGCTAAATTGATTTTTGATAACGAACTTTTAATTGTTGAAACTGCCGATAATCAGCTTATGATTGCTGATAGCTTTTCGAGAACGGAACACACTTTGATTGACGACACATTCAGCGGCGTTACTTGTCGAAATTTTACATATCAGAGAACTTTTTTTGAAAGTGAAGTAATTTATCTCAGATACAATAACTTTGCTTTGAACGGCTTGTTATCTGATATGTGCAACACTTACGAGCAGTTAATGTTATCAGCTCAGGAAAGATATAATAAAGCGGTCGGTCACAAAGGCATCTTAGAGATGGATAATTACAGCTTCGGCGACGAAAACTTCGCTGAAACTTACAACAAAGTTTTGGCAAAGCAGTTTAAAGCGTTTTACGCGAATAAGAACGCTGTTATGCCTCTGTACAAAGGCATGCACTACACCGAGCCGTCAACCGATGCCGGAAAGACTACGAATAGCGAGATTAACGACATCCAAAAGTTAAAAGCTGAGGCGTACACGATTGTCGGCAACGCTTTGCATATTCCGCCGGCAATTTTGAGTGGTGAAGCTTCGCAATTGGCTGATGCAATGGATTGCGCTATCGGAAATGCAATTGATCCGATTGCAAATATGTTTGAGCAAGAGATTACAAAAAAGAGATTCGGCGGTGCTGAATTTAACAAAGGCAATTATCTCTTGATTGACACAACGACAGTCAGACATATTGACGCAATCAGTCAGGCGAACAATCTTGATAAGTCAATTGCCAGCGGTGTACTGACACCTGCGCAGGCTCAAAAATATTGCAACATGCTCCCTTGCTCAGAGGCTTGGGCGCATACATATTACATTACTAAAAATTACCAAACAATAGCAAATGCTTTGAAGGGTGGTGAATAGAATAAATGAAAAGTAGAAATTACAACATCAAGCAAATTGCAGACAATCAGAGTGTCTTGCAGATATATCTTTATGGTGAAATTGAGCCGAGCTACTTGAATATTTGGGGTGACCTCGTAGAATCCAAGACAAGCGCCGAATATATTCGCAAGGCGATTGAAAAAGCAGGCGAAATTGAAGGCATTGAAATCTACATCAATTCCGTGGGCGGATTTGTTGACGAAGGTGTGACAATTTACAATTTGCTAAAACGGCAGAGTGTGCCGGTCACTGCATATATCGACGGTATGGCTTGCTCAATCGCCTCTGTTGTCGCAATGGCGGCTGACAAGATTGTAATGCCGTCAAACACAACGATGATGATTCATCATGCAATCGGTGGTTGTTATGGAAATGCGAAAGAGCATAGAAAAGTTGCAGCTCAGCTTGACAAAATCAGTGAAGCAAGTACAAACTCTTATCTTGTTCACGCAGGCGAAAAGCTTACAAGAGAAAAGCTTGAACCGTTGCTCGATGCTGAAACATTTCTGACCGCACAAGAGGCTTTTGACCTCGGTTTGTGTGATGAAATCGTTGATCCTGTCGATTTAACGGAATCAAAAGAAATTGTTAATGATGCACAGCAAAAGAAGAATCCAAAAGCAAAACAGGCAGCGGCAGAACTTGCAAAAATGCTTGGCACAAAGCCTGAACCGCCTGAACCACAGACACCACCCGAGCCAAAACCGAAAAATCCCGAAGAAAAGGATAGTTTTGGCTTTATTGAAGAGTATTTCAAAAACAAAAATTATTTATAAAGGAGATTTAAAAAATGAAGAATCTTGATGCGATTAAAAACGCAAAAGCAAAGTTTGCGCAGAACTTGAAAACTGCCATTGATTCAAAAGACGAAGCAAAAATGACCGATGCACTCAATGCCTACGCTGACAGCATTCAGCAGTCAATTATCGAGGTAGCGCAGGAAATCGGTGAAACTGCCGACAACACAATCCTTGCAAAGAGAGGATTCAGACAGCTTACATCGGCAGAGCAGAAGTTCTACAACAATTTTGTAACAGCGGCAAAATCTGCCGATGTTAAGCAGGCACTCACAGGTCTTGATGTTACAATTCCTCAGACGATTCTTGACACCGTGCTTGAGGACATTACCAGCAATCATCCCCTGCTTGATGCAATCGGCATCGAAAACACATACGGCTCTGTTAAGGCGATTTTTACCACAGACACAAAACAGCTCGCCGCGTGGGGCGCTTTAAGCTCAAAAATCACACAGGAGCTTGCCGGCACAATCCAGGAAAAGGATTTCTCAACATCAAAGGTAAGTGCCTTTATCCCTGTTCCAAAGGATATACTTGACCTTGGCGCTATATACATCGACGCATATGTCCGCAGAATCCTCGCCGATGCACTTGCTTATGCTCTTGAAGATGGCTTCATCAACGGCGACGGTAACGGCAAACCTATCGGTATGCTTAAAGACCCCGAGGGTGCTGTAAAGGCAGGTGCATATACCGAAAAAACAGCAACAAAGCTCACAAGTCTTGATGTGAAGTCGTATATGGGTGTTGTTGCCAAGCTTGCGAAGGGCAAGGGCGGCAAGACAAACAACATCACATCGGTTGACCTCATCGTTAATCCTGTGGATTATCTCACAAAGATTATTCCTGCGACTACGGTCCTTGCGACGGACGGCTCGTACAAAAACAACCTCTTCCCCTTCCCGACGAATGTTTATCCGTCTGAAATGGTTACAGAAGGCACTGCTGTAATCGGTCAGCTTTCAAGATATAAAGCCTGTCTCTCAACAGGCAAAGAAGGTAAGCTTGATTACTCTGACCAGTACCAGTTTCTTGAAGACAATAGAGTTTACCTTATTAAGGCTTACGCAACAGGCTTTTCACTTCACACAAATGATTTTATTAAGCTTGACATTTCAGCGCTCAATCCTGCTGAAATTAAAGTAACTCTTAATCAGGCAGCAACAGCTTAATTTATCACGGAGGTGTTGAAAAATGGGAATCATGAACGATGTAGTTAATATGCTTGATTTCGACCGCGAACACATTGAAACAGATGAAAGTACAAAGTTGAAAATTGAACTGATTATAGCCAATGGAAAACAGCACCTCCGCGATTATAACCCTCTACTTACTGATGAGGATTTTGAACAGCCGACAAGGGCAAGAAGTTTGTTGTTTGATTATTGCAGATACGCTTACTCGAACGCAGTTGAAATGTTCGACCATAATTTTGAAAGCGAAATTTTGAAATTAAGGCAGGAATACGAGGTGCGAATGTATGATACCGAAGAATAACATTGATTTTTTGACATTCAACGACGGACTTGCAAAAATCTACGAAACCGACGAAAACGACGACATCATCACCGACAGTCTGAAAAAATATCGTTTCGGTAATGAAAAAATCGGCGTAACTCGTTTTTATGGTGCAAAGCAGAACGATATTGAACTGTCAAAGGTCATACATATTCACAAGGACGAAAACTTGCGAACGGATATGGCGGTCATCATTGACGGCACAAGGTTCAAGATTGAACAAATTCAGCACGATAAAAGCAAAAATCCCCCTTGCTCGATTTTGAGCTTATCGCAGAGGGGATTATATGAGGGTGGTGCAGATGTTTTTTAAGAATTACGACGAATTTGTCGAACTTATCAAAGGCTGTGGCTTTAAATGCGTTGAAGCCGATTACAACAAATCAACTCCTGCCCCATATCTCGTCTACTTCAAAGATGAGGAAACAGGAATTTACGCAGACGGTAGATTGCTTTGGAAAAATGCAAAAATCATCATAGAACTCTACACGGCAAAAGACGACCACAAGAGCGAGACAAAGTTTGAGGAGTGGCTCAACGAAAACGGTTTAGGTTGGAAAAAGCCGAACCGAGCGTGGGACACAACAAATAAACTTTGTGTAAGCTATTACACTTTGGGCGTGACTTTCGATGAGTAGTTACAAAAAAGTCGGTATTGACCGAATCGGCGATACTTTATCAAAAGAACTTGCAACCTATTCGGCTGACATCCAAATGGGCGTGCGGTTGTTGGTTGATGAAAAAGCCGAAGAACTTAAAAACGCAATCAAAAAAGAAGCACCTGTCGGCAGAAGAAAAAAATATCGCAAATCGTTCAGAGTAAAAATCACGAACGAAACATTTAGGTTTTACGAAAAAACAGTTTATGCGGAAAAACCTGAGTATCGGCTTACACATCTTCTTGAAAAAGCTCGTAAAAAGAGAGGTAAAAAAGGCGGAACGATACAGCCGAAGATGCACATTGCTCCGGCTACAGAAAAAATCCATAATGAATTTGAAGCCGGAATTAAAAAGCTCATTAAATCATCGGAAGCTATGGGCGGCGGTGATTTGAGCGGTATAAAAAGAATCTAAAAACATAAGGAGTGTTTATTAATGAACAAAACTATTAGAAAAGTTGGTTATGCCGTACTTACAGAAAGTAGCACGGGTGAAATCACATACGGTAAGCCCGTGTGGTTTAAGTCTGATAAGGCAGGCGGCAGAAGTATCGGCGCAGAGCCTATTGGCGATTCAAACACAATCTATGCTGACGGCTTGCCTATTATTGTAGCGAGTGCAAACGGCGGCTACACAATCAGTCTTGAGCTTATTTCAGCAGTCGACGACATCGAAAAAGATTGGTTCGGCAATGATGAAGCAACTGAGGGCGGTATCATCGAAAAGGGTGGTATCAAAGTGATGCCGAGATTTGCCCTCCTCGCTGCAAAGGAAACATACAAAGGTGACAAGCTCTACGAGATTGACACATATTTTGACTGCGTAGCTGCAAGAGCCAGCAGGAACGACAAGACATCTGAAGGTAACTTCGACCCACAGTTCCCGACCTTTACGGTCACAGCAAAGCCACGTCCTGACAATGACTTTGTACGCTATACATCTTATGCCGACACTCTGCCCGAAAGCGTTGTAGTGCCGACTGTAAAGGCTACAAAATCGGCAGTTCCTACAGATCAGGCCTCATCAGACACTACAAAGGCGGCTAAGAGCTAATGAAAGACACAGTTGTTATTAACGATAAAAATGTTGAGGTTGAGGTTACAGCATACACGATGCTCATTTACGAGGACACATTCAAAGGCCACAGCTTTCTGCGTGATGCCGACCGTGTTCTGGTTAAAAATCTTAACGATGTAAAGTTCGGTTCTGCCGTAAAGCTTTTGTGGGCAGCGGCAAAAACGGCAGACGATACAATTTCAAACTTTAAGACTTGGTCAAGAGATGTGAGCATTAAAGACGCTATTTCGGCGACTGACACAATTATCGAACTCATCGTTGACAGCCTTAAGGGCGACAGCCCAAAAGTGACAGCGACAGCGACCTAAACGGAACTTTCCTGACGGCAAAGGAAATCTTATCCTATGCCGTCAGGTGTGGTCTGACTGTCGCTGATTTACAAAGATTTACAATAGGTTTTGTGCTTGATTATGTCGAAACATATTTTGCATTGCGAAACAACAAAAATATCCACGAAGATGAAGAAAAATATCAGAAAATGAAATCTGTATTGCCTTTCGTTACAGAAAGATTTGAAAACAAAGAAATTTCGGAAGAGCAGTATAGCGAGTTTATGAACAGATACAAAAAGTTGGAGGATAGATATGGCATCTACAATTAAGGGTATTACCGTCAAAATTGCCGGTGACACAATAGATTTACAGAAATCCTTAAAAGCTGTACAGTCCTCATCGGCGAGCCTACAGCGCGAATTGTCGGCTGTTAACAGACAATTAAAGTTTGATCCTGAAAACACTGTTTTGCTTGCCCAAAAGCAAGAAGTATTAAAAGAACAAATTGAAAACAGCAAATCTGCTCTTGACCGCTTGCTTGAGGTACAAAATCAGGTTGAAGAACAGGCAAAAAACGGCGAAATTTCGACGGAACAGTACAGAGCTTATCAGCGTGAAGTTGAAAAAACCAAAAGCAAACTTAACTCATTTAACGAACAACTCGACAAGACAAGAGACGAATTTGATAAAGTCGCCAATGGGGTTGAAAACCTTGAAAATAAGTCGAATAAAACTGATTTATCCAAGGTCAAGAAAGAAATGGATGAGGTTAAATCCTCAGCTGACAACCTTAAATCTGCTGTTGGCGATGCCTTAAAAGAAGCTACTGCTACAGCAACGGCAATTGGCGGAGCTGTTACAGGCGCAATTGTAAGCGCAAACGGCGAACAAAAGGCGCTAAACTCTTTGCAGGCACAAGCAGGCTTGACCGCCGAGGAGATGACAAAGTACAAAGATGTCCTTGAAGATGTTTACAAAGGGAATTTCGGCGAATCTCAGGAAGAAGTTGCGAATGTTCTTGCTTTGATTAAGCAAACAACTAACGAAACAAATCCAAGCAAGCTCAAGGATATGACCGAAAATCTCTTTACTTTAAGAGATGCCTATGATTATGACTTCGTCGAAACGCTAAGAGCGGCGAACATGCTTATGGAACAGTTCGGTGTAACAGGCGATGAAGCGTTTAATCTTATTGCTCAGGGCAGTCAAAAAGGTCTGAATAAAAACGGAGATTTGCTCGACACAATCAACGAATACTCCGTACATTACAAGCAACTCGGCTACGATGCGAACGAGTTTTTTAACTCGCTTGAAAATGGCTCTAAAGCAGGTACTTTCAGTATCGACAAGCTCGGCGATGCGATGAAAGAATTTGGCATCCGCTCTAAGGACACAGCCTCGAGTACGCAGGAGGGATTTGCTCTTCTCGGCTACGGCGCAAAAGCCTCAGCTGAGGACATTCAAAAAGCCAAAGATGAAGTCGCAAAGCTCGAAAAAAATCTTTACTATGCAAAAGAGGAGCAAAAAGGCTTTAACGAATCAACAAGTGAATTAACGAAACAAAAAAATGCCGATAAAATTGAACAATATTCAGGGGCGCTAAAAGCTGCTAAAGAAAATCTTGCAAATCTCGAATCAGCAGGCAAAGGCGCAAAAGGCAGTATTGAGAATTTGCAGGCAAGATTTGCAAAAGGCGGAGACAGCGCAAAATCAGCAACATCAGAAGTCTTAAAGGCTCTTTTTGAGATGGACGATAAGGTCAAGCAGAATCAGGCAGGCGTTGACCTCTTCGGTACGATGTGGGAAGATTTGGGAATCGACGGCGTAAAAGCCTTAATGAAAGTTAATGGCTTTGCTGACAAGACCAAAAATACCATGAAAAAGATTAAAGACATCAAATACGATGATGTTGAAGCCGATTGGGCAAGCCTTGGCAGAACGGTGCAAACTGATGTCATTAATCCTATCGGTAAATCATTATTCCCCGAGGTAAAAAAACTTTGTAAATTTGCGAGCAGGCATACAGATGATATTATTCCAACGCTAAAACAGATTGGTGTTTTAACTACTGCTATTTGGTCGGGTAAAAAGGCCACTAAAATAGTTACAGAAATCAAAAATCTGTGGGGAGCTTACAAGTCTTTGAAAGCGGCAACAGATGCCGCTAAAATCTCACAAGAGGGACTTAACACTGCTCAAAAAGCAAATTTGTGGGGATTAGTTGCAGGTTTAGTTGTTGGTGCTATAGGCGAAATTTGGGCATTTTCAGAGGCTAACGACAGTGCAAAACAATCCCAAGAAGAACTTAACGAAGCTCAGGAAAAAGCAAAAGAAGAAATCAAAGAGCTGAAAGATGCCAACGATGAATATGTGCAGAGCAAAAAAGATGCGGTATCAGAGGTTGAAAGTGAATTTCAATATTATGACGATTTGTGGGGCGAATTGCAAGGCATTGTAAATCAAAACGGCAAAGTCAAAAAAGGCTACGAGGATAGAGCAAAATTTATTACCAATGAATTGAGCCGAGTTACAGGCGATGAAATCACTTGGAACGGCAATGTTATTCAGTCCTATAAAGACCTTAAAGGCTCAATTGATGAGGCACTTGAATCAAAAAAAGCGCTTGCAATGTTGTCGGCACTTGAAGAGCCCTATCAAACTGCTGTGTCAGGCTTAAAAAGCGCAAAAAATGATGTTACAAATGGTTATGTAGCAAAAAAAAGTGCACAAAAAGATGTAGGTTTAGCTAAGGCAAAAGTTACACAAATGAGTGTCACTGGACTTTCGCCAGGTCAAACGGCTTTGAAATATGCAGGCTGGGGTTTTGAAAACGGCAAAATATCTCAGCAATATTACCAAAAAATACTCAAAGATTTTCAAAACGGCGAAAATATGTATAAACATTTTGAAGATTTATCAAAATCCGTCGGAAGAGCTTACAGCGAGGCGCAAAATGAAGCTAAAAACAATTTAAAGGCTAAACAAATAGAGTTTGACAAAGCAGATGGCAAGTATAAAGAATATCAGAAAAAAGTAGTTGATTATAACACCACAATACAAAATTATGAGAATCTCACAGCGGCAAACGCTAAAGGCAACACCGAAGAAATTAAAGCCGCAATGTTGGACTTGTCTAATAACATTGTTACTTATACAACTGGTAACAAAGACGCTCTTGAACAGCAGGTCAATGATTTTAGGACAAATGCCGAGAATTTAAGGACAGCATACAAAGACGGTGTTGAAGGTGTCACAAAAGACCAAGTTGAAGAAGCCGAAGAATTGCAGGAAAGGGCAGAAATTGAACTTGCTAAGTACAATGATATGTACGGCACGGTTGCCGCAATCGCTACGGGAAAAGCTGACGAGATTAATGCTCAACAGCAGAAAATCAAAAACGGTTTTATTGATGCCGAAACAGGTTCAAGAGAAAGCCTCGAAAACCAGCTTGCAAACTTTACCGCAAACTATGAACTGCTAAAAACTGCAATGGACGAAAATCAGCCGGGTGTAACACAAAAAATGGTTGATAACGCAAAAGAGCTTGTCGATAAAGCAACCGTTGAGCTTAACAAACTCGAACCAAACAGCGAAGAAGCCGGTAAAGGCATCCCTGAGGGCACCAGCAAAGGTACGAAAGACAAAGACGCCAACAAAAAAGTTGATGATTCGTGCAAGTCGCTTGTCAATAGAATCTTTGATAATTTTTCGGGAGTTTATGACAAATTCTACGAAGAAGGCAAAAACTTAGTTCAAGGCTATATGGACGGTGCTGGAAGCCTTACCGATAAATTATTTAAGTCGGCAGGAGGACTTGCAGAATTAAGTCTTAGTGCTATTCAGAAAACACAAGATTCACATTCGCCTGCCCGAAAAAGCCGAAAATTAGGACAAGACTTAGGACGAGGTTACCCACTCGGCATTAAAGACGAAATCGGAGAAGCAGAAAAGGCGGCAAGGTCTATGAGTTCAAGAACCTTGTCAGCACTTGAAGGTGATCCGATTCGAGCAATTAACGGCAAGTTTGCAAATATTCGCACACAAAGTCAAAATGCAGCGGTAAACGGTCAAATGTTGAAAACTGTTACAAATTCACCTACGATTGAAATTCAATTCACAGGCGATGTCAACATCAATAATGACATGGATGTTGATGATTTTAACCGACGTGTGTCAACTGCGATTGTGCAGACACTTGACGGTGAAGCGTCGAAATTGGGAGGTTAAAGATGAGGCATAGTTTTACATACAACGGCACTGATTTACGGACATTAGGCTTTTTTATAGCTACACCTCCCAAATATCAAATCGCAAAACGCAGTTTTGATTTTACTTCTGTTTATGGCAAAAACGGCGGAGTGATTTCTGATAATGGCGTCTTTGATAATGTTGAAATGCAAATTGAAGTCAATAGCTATCCATACATTGTACCGAACGAAAGCAATGCAGAGCTTGTAAGAGCATTTGCAGAATGGCTTACCGTTTGGGACGGCAAATATAAAATTTTTAGGGACACATACAACCCCGGTTATTTTACAAAAGCGATTTGCACAGGAATTGAGCCAATAGAAGAGGTTGCCCCCCTTTGCTTGTCAACAACAATAAATTTCAGCCGAGTGCCGTTCTGGTATAGCGATTTAGGGCAAGAGATTATCCGACCCAAATTGACCTCAACACAAAACGCTGAAATCGAAATCTACAACCCTGAAAATTACACAGCCGAGCCTTTTATTAGAATCATCAACAAAGGCGCAAAAGTTAATCCGTTGACGCTGACGGTTAATGACGGTCAAACTTTAACGGTTAAGACATCATCGGATAAGAATTATATTGAACTTGATTCCGAACAGCAGTCCGCTTCTTTTGATAACGGCATGAGTTTGGCAAACAATTGCATAATCTGCACAGAGTTCCCAAAGCTTTTGCCGGGGTGGAATAAAATAAAGTTCTCAGGAAAAAGCGCAAATGCGTTTACTGATATTGAAATTAAGCCAAATTGGAGGAGATTGTAATGTACCCTATTTTGTATAACATCGCTGACTATTACAAAAATCCAACACCATTGTTTGAATCTAACGGTTTCGGTTTTTTGACTGAATGCACCGAGTTTTTGACGACAATGGAGCAAAATGGCGCATACAGCTTTAGCGCAAAAATTAAAAGCACAGATAAGCTCGTTTCAAAAATTAAAATAGCCTCATATATTAAAGCAAAAGTAAATAATGTGTCCGAGCCACAGTACTTTTATGTAACCAAAATAGAGGTCGATAAAAACGGTGATTTAACCGTGTCGGGCGAACATGTGTCAAGAATGTTTTTCCAAAACGGGACAATTCCTCGTGCAACAGACGGTTCGATGTATGGCACACCGAAAGAATTAATTGACCACTTCATGCGAGACTATAGCATAGTAGGAGAACCTCTGCATATGTGGTTTACGGAAGCCCCATATAAGTGGTTTAGCTTCAGTTCATCAATCACAGCAAAGAAAAGAATTTATTTAGGCTATTCACAAGCGGTAAAGTTTGAGGATATCTTCAAAGATGATGACGAAGGACTGATTTATCAGTTTGGCGGTGTTCTGTATTTTAATAATTTTGACATTTATTTTAACAAAATCAGTACAGCAGGTGCGAAAAGTGGCTATCGTATAGCTTTCGGCGCTAATGTGTCAGATTATAAGCAGACTGCTGAAATCGGCAACTACTATACACATGTTATGCCTTACGCACGATGCAACACTACGAATAATAAAGAAGTCGTCGTGTCAAGCCCTGAACCATATGAAACAGGGTTAAAACGGAACATAAAAAACACATATTTATACGACTGCACAAGCAAAATCAAAAAATACACTTTAAATCCCAGCACCGGCGAAAATTACGAAGAAGTCAGAGATGCTTTGCGTAACGCAGTTGCTGATTATAACTATTCGACGGAACAAACATCGGAAACCCTGAGTATAAGGGTAACTCTTGAAAACGAGCTCACTAAAATGCACGCAATCAAACTTTATGATGAAGTGACGGTTGTAATGCCGGACGGCACGAATTTGAATCGAAGAATTTCAAAAACGGTCTACGATAGCGTGTCTCAAAAATACAAAGAAATTACAATCGGTGACTTAAGTATGTCGATGTCTGATTTGATAAAAATCCAAAGGAGGTTTAAAAGATAATGGCTATTAGTTTAGCACATAAATCAATTACAATTGATGTTAATGACCGCAACGCACCAAATGTTGTTGGTATTGCCAATATCAATGATAAAGCAACACGCTATCTTGATGTTACTTTAACGGCAAGCGGTGAAAAATTGACCTTTGCAGACTGCACAGTAACTGCAACATTTGCGACAGACGGATATTTAATTTCGGATTCAGTCGCTTGCACACTAAACAGCACAGCGGATGTTATTACTGTTCCGCTCGAAGATTTCAAGTCTATGTCGGGTTTTTTGGCAATTGAAATTAAGATTGCAAACGGTGAAACGCAGGTGTTAAACACGCCGCTGGCCTTAAAAGTCATGGTAACCCCGAGCCTTGCCGAAAACAGCAAGATAAGCAACGAAAGTGCTGGCAGTTTTGTTGAAATCAGCCGAGAGATTGCCACGGCAAGAGGCGGTCAAAATTCGCTTGGAGCAAGGCTTGATAAAACAGACAAGAGTATTGCCCGAAAGCTCAATTCAATGCCGTTCGACAGCGAACCCAAAAATAACAGCCCGTGTTACCTCACAAGCGGAGCAGTTTACAACGCTCTGCTTGTGAAAGCAGATAAAACCGCCTTGGCGACTAAATACGATTCGTCAAATATTGAAAGTGGTACATCAACACTCACACCGTATTCAACCGTCACCGATAAAATCAAAAGTGCAAACTGTACATATAAG